TCCGTTACCCATTCTTGATGCATAAACTCTGTTAGCGATTTTTTCAGGATTTCTAGCATAAGATTCTTCTAAGTTACCTGGAAAGTATTTTCCAAAGATACCTTGAAGACCTTGAGCTGAATAATTTAAGTTTTCTGAAAAGGCTTTGAAACCACCTGTTTCATGAGCTGTTTGTGCAAAGAAATGCGCCGCTCTTACAGGAGTTAATTTATAAAACTCCATTGCTTTTTTCATAGTACCAGGACCAAAAGCACCGTCTGCTGTTACTCCTATTTTAGCTTGTAAACTTTTTAAACTCATAATTTAATTATTCTTCGTTACTTTCTTTTTTTCCGTTTTTAAATCCTGCAAACTTCTCTAATACATCTGGAAGGAACGATCCTAATGTGATGTACATGAAAGCATCAAAAATATATTCGTTTAATTCTAATGGTCTACCGTAGTAGCCTGTTACTAAATCAACAACAATTGCTCCTACCATCACCATGAATGATAAAAATCCAATTATTGTTTTTTCATTGTAATCATTTGATTTTTTAAAGATGTCTTTAAATGCCATAATTTAATTTTTTGTGGTTAATAACTTTTAAAACCTACTTTTAAAACAAATTATATAACATTTATCAATAAATATTAATTTAAAGCTGATTCTAATGCTTTTTTAATAGCTGATGCAAATGAAGTTTTGTTGAAAGGTAAATTTTCATCATTTAAATCTAAAAACATTGATTGTGTTGATATCTCTGCTAACCCTTCACCAACTAATTCTTTATCACCTAACAATATTTTTATTTTTACTATAGTTTCTTTTTTCTTTTTAGCAAATGGTCCTAAAGATAATCCTTTAGAAGGTGCTTCTATAGAATAAACATCAATAATAACAGGTTTACCATCTTGACATACTTGATATTTTTCAGATATTAATTCTTCAGCCATTTGTTTAATACCAAATATAATTCTTTTTTGATTCATTTCTTCAATTTGAGCGCTTGAAGTTATTTCTTTAACAGTGTAACACTCTTGTGAAAATATGAAAATAGGGAATAATAAAATAAAGATTAATTTTTTCATAGAATTTAATTATTTATTTTCCAAAAAGGAAATTAGAAATTGTGTCATAAAATTTTTCAAATAATTCATTTAGTTTTTTCATAGTTTAAAAATTTAGTTTACCTCCTGTTAATACTTGATAATTTAAGAATGATTCACCAACTTGATATACGCCAGTGAAGCTTACATTAAATTTAAATGTTTTTGTTATTTTTATATCCCATGAATTAAATGGTACAGCTAATATCCCAGCATCCCACCACCTACCTTCATAAAACTGAGTAAATGGAGAATACACTCCTAACACAAGTAGGCTGGTGTTGATTCTATTATTTATTTTAAAATTAGTATGAGCGCCACCTACAGCAGACATATTTAGTAAAGATCTTTCTCCCATTTTACCTGCTGTAAAATTTAAACCAAACATTGCTGTTAATTTATTATTTACTTTATAAGATTCCAATACTGTGGTTGTACTAAAAAAGTTTTTATCAAAATCCATCATAAAGGATTGAGCACCTACTGTATTTAGCTTCTTAGACTTGTTAATCCAAGATTTATAGAAAGTAACATTTAAGTTATTAACTCCTGAAGTAAAATTAAATAGTACTCCTTTAATTCTAGTTCCTCTTGTATTAGCGTGAGTGACACTTCCTACAAATCTAAAATTTTGAGTTTGATCAGTATTTGCAATAGCTACTATGTCTCCTGAAGCAATTAAGCTTCCTGCATTTTTAGCAGTTGATTTTGATTTTTTACCACCTCCAGAAGTGCTTCCTCCATCGGCTGATCCTCCGTCTATTGCGTTTGATAAAGAGTTAGCTAAATTGTTTCCACTACCGCTTGATCCTTCTACAGATGACTCAGACGTAGGACTTCCTGTCGAAGTTGGTTGATTTGGATTTGTAGTTTCTCCTCCTTGTTGGGGTGTTCCTGATGAAGGTTGTGTAGGTGTTCCTCCAGAAGGGTTAGAAGTGGTTTGACTTCCTTGATTTTGGTTACTTGCGGGGCTTGTTCCAGTAGTTCCAGTAGGTGTTCCACCAGAAGGGTTAGAAGTGGTTTGACCTCCTTGACTTTGGTTACCTGTCCCGCCTGTTCCAGCAGTTCCAGTAGGTGTTCCACCAGAAGGGTTGGGATTGGTTTGACCTCCTTGACTTTGGTTACCTGTCCCGCCGGTTCCAGCAGTTCCTATATTCGTTCCTGTAGATGTATTTGGATTTGTTTTTTTGTTATCTTTTGAGTTTTGGTTAGTACTACCCCCTGTTGAAGAGGAATTTGTAACACTTCCTGCTGTTGCAGTCGTAGATTCACTCATAGAACCTCCTATTGAAGTAATAGATTGTGCTACGTTTGTAACAGATATAACATTTGTAACTATAGTTAAAGTATTAGCTACCGTTATATTATTTATATTATTTACTAAAGTAGTTGTTATTTCTTGGCATGGAGAAGAAGAATTTATTTGAGCTACTTGATTTATCCAAGTATCAAAAACACCATTTTGAAAATCTAAAGATTGAAAAATATTAGTGTTCCCAAAGTAATTAACTGTTACACCACCTCCAGCAGGTATGTAAATACTTTTTCGCACTAATGTACATGGGTCTGTATAAGTGTAATTGTACTGGCCATAAGAAGTCAGTGCTGAAAATAGTGAAAATAATAATATCCATTTTTTCATTAACTACGAAATATCCCTTTTTTAATCAATTTAGAAATTACTCTTGAACAAGCTGTTTCTAATGATTTTTTTGTAGAGATACCTATAGTAGATTGATTAAATTTAATATCATCTATACCATCAAGTAGATTAGCTTTCTTCACTGTAACTGCTTCACCAGATCCTGATCCAGTAATTATTTCACCAGTTTGTGCATCCACAAATCTTACTTGTAACCCTAATATAGTTTTTTGTTTTATTTCAATTCCTGATGTTGCTACTTCTTCATCCTCACCTACTGAGAAATCATATACCTCTATGTACACAAAGTATCGAGCTAGTACAACATTTCCTTTTACTTTTATTTCATTTGAAGAGATTCCTTTAGCTGATGCTTTATGTTGAGCTATCATTTTTTGTTTTATCTCTTCTCTATCTTCTGTAAATATAAATCTACCAGTAGATTCTAAATATTCCAGTACTATGTTTGCTACACCTAAACCAACTCTTTTATCTTTTAGCTCAGGGTACATTTCATATAGTTCTTCATTAATACCAATCTTTAGTACTTGGATTGGTATTTGGATTGTGTCAGTATAGTCAGATACAACTTCTAAAGACTGCTTCTTTTCGAAATCAGCTTTATACTCTTCAGTTTTAGTAGAGCCTAATTTTTGAGCACAGGATACTAAACTTAGAAATAAAGTTATAAATATTAATAAATTTCTTACCATGATTCTTCTTCTTTCTTAACTGGAGCAGGAGCAGGTGCTGCTTGAGCTGGAGCTGCTTGTTGCTTTGCATTATTGGAGTTAGAATTGTTAGATTGTTGTTTTTGTTGGTTTGTATTGTTGTTTGAAACATTTACCACAATTGGAGCAGCAGCTGGTTGAGCTACCTGTTCTGTTTTAGTTTCTTCTTTATCATCAGAGTGACCTCCAAATAAAGTTGTTGATAACCAAATACCTCCACCACCAATAACAGTAGTTAAAGTTCCAATGATTGTTTTTTTCAATCCTGACCAAGTTCCATCGTTGTTTGTTTCTTCTGACATAGCTTTATTGTTTAATTAGTTTTAGTGTTTTAGCAAATTTATCACTTGCTATTTGTAATAAATAGATACCGCTTGGATAAGCATGTAAAGTTTCTTCAAATGATATCATTCCCTTAGCACATCTTTGTTTTTTATTCCGTAATACATTACCATTCAAATCATATAATATAATTTGATAATCTCCACTGTATGGTAGAGATGCTTCAACTGTTACTATGTCATTTGTAGGTACTGGGTAGGCTTTTCCATGAATTCCATCTTCTGCTAGAGGTAATGCCATTCTATTTTGGTTGATATACCCATCTGTATTTAAAACTGGCATATCCCATCCTTGAACATCTCCTGCTGTCTTTCTTCCTATTGTTATAGGAGTTTGAGTCCAGTTAGGATCTAAAACTGTAAAACGAACTATAAATAATTCTGTAGGATTAGTAATTGAATATTGACCATATGTTTTATCATATCCACCCCATCTTACTCTACCGTTTCCTCCATCCATTGTGTATGTTAGCCATTCTTGTGCTTTTTCAGATATAATCATATCTGTAAATTGTAATATATTTTGGTCGTATCTTAATTCAAACTCTAGACTACCTAAAGTATTTCCATTTGTTTGGATAGATACAGGTAAATCAATTGTAGTACTAGCAGGCACTGATAGACCCGGTACAGTAAATTGTACCGGGTTATTCAGTGGTCGTACTGATGTGAGTATTACTATTAGTATTAAGTACGGTATTAATCTCATCTTAGTTTAATCCTGTTCCGTTAGCATCTCCTGGGACTAACAAATAATAATTACCTGACGTTGTGTTATTAATGTTTGCTGATAGGAATGTAACCTGACCTGGAATTGTTGATGATAGATCTGTTGCTGAAGCAGCGATTTGGTTGTATTGAGCTTCTGTAAAGAATAACACATCAGGAACACCTGGGTAAGAAGATGTACCTTGAGCTAATCTTCCAAATACCATATAAGCATCTGAGATTGTGATTCCGTTTGAAGATCTGTTTGTATTTGCTGTATAAAATTGAGTACCTGTTACTGCTACGTTTCCAGCTACCATTTCTGAAATCATATTAGCATCAGCCGCTGTTAAAGCAGTAGAAGCATTTAATCCTGGATTTACTTTAACTCTAATTTGCCAGTATGATTGATCTAAGAATGTATTGAAATTAGCTGTACCACTTGTGTTAGTATTAACTGTAGCAACATCTACCCAAGTTGTTCCATTTGAAGATTTTTGTAATACAACTGGGATATTTTCAGCTGGGTTAGTGGGTGAATTTGAGAATGTAGCAGCATATTGAAATACTGGTTCTGTGAATGCCCCACCATAGTTATGCAATCCTAAAGTTGTATCTGTACCATCAGCTAAAGCAGCAAAAGCAGGAAAAGAAGTTGCTCCTGTAAATGACATGTTGGTAACTGCTCCATTTTGATAAGATGCTTGGAAAGGTAATGCTACATTAAACATAGCTCCATCTGCTATATTGAAAGAAGCATTAGCACCTGTGTAAACCCAAGTAACTGTTACATTTCCTTCAGTTGTGTTTACTCTAGTTGTAAAATAGTTGTTTGTTTCTGTTCCTGTATAAGTTACAGTTGGAGAAGCAAATACGTTTTTGTCATACCAGAATCTAAACTGAACAGCTTTCATGTTTACTGCTCCTGCATTGTCATAATGGATTGTAACATTTGTTGGGGTTCCTGACCCCACTGGTTGCAACTCATATGTTGCGTCGAAGATTAAGTAAGGTTTAGTAGCATCAGGAGCTGTAGTTTGCGAAAATCCTGTTAATGATACTAAAACCAAACTTAAAGCTAAAAATAATTTTTTCATTTCTTTTTTATTTAAGTTGTTAGTAATTCAAAAAACCAGGTGCTTTCGCACTCTTATGTCTTGTAATAAATATTTGTTAATTATTATACCCTACTCTTGTTATGTAATAAGTTGAAACTCCTCCAGATACTGGATTATTAATTGTTATTGATTGGACTCCAGGATGACTTCCTTTTAGATTAGCTATGTTATTTGTTATTAAGGTCCACTGAGATGTAGTAAATATTCTACTATCTGGAGGTGATGCTTGAAATGAATTTAATAAACCATTTCTTCTAGCATATATTGAGTATACATCTGATACTGTAAATCTTGAATCGTTATTAACATCAAATCTATAAAAGTCTCTACTTCTTTGAGCTGTATTACCAAGTATTATTTGATTTGCTGCTTGAGCATCACTTACTTGTAATGTAGGTAAAGAAGGAGCTGAGAATGTTATGTACCACTCTACTGATGGATTTGTTGGCATTGAAAATGAATATCTACCTGTTAAATCAGTTATTGAAACTGCTGCTACTTCCCAAGGTGTAAAAGTAACTATATAATCAAACTCTAATACATAAGGTAAAGCTACATTAGGTAAATCATTCCATCTACCTCCTCCAACAAATTGTACATAATCTTCATTACCAGCATTATTAGGTTCTCCTGGGTTCCAGTTAGTCCAAGAGTATGGTTCTCCTGTTACCCATCTCCATTGCCCTTCTACTACTTCATCTGTTAATCCTATCCATCCTGAAGGCCATAGATTAAAAATAAAATTATTTTCAGCTGCTGAAGTAACTGTCACTAAATATCCTCCCATATTAGCACAAGCCTGTCTTGCAGCTGTCCATGTCATAGAAGATGTTGATCTATAATAGGAGTGGCCATTATAGTTTTGTTGAGAAGTAAATCCAGTTAATGTAGGAGTAGTCCTCTTATACAGATAGACATATACTCCTGGTATTCCTGTTCCGTTACCTCCGTAAATAAATCCAGAATGAGTAAATGTCTGGCTATATGAGAAAGAAATGCCTCCTATAGTGAGAATAAGGAGGCATAACAATTTGGTTATATGTTGCAGATCAAGTTTCATTTAATATAAATATTACTTTACTTCATATTCTTTATAACTTTTTAAGGTTGAGGCTATATTTAAAAAATAATATTTTAAAATTCTTTTAGAGATTTTAATGATTTTGGTAAAAGCAAATGGGATAGCTGCTCCACCGGTATTTTAGTTATAGTTTTTTCATAATTAACCTTCACAGGAAATACATGCGCTTTCAGCGGTTCTATTTAAATTGTCACCACGTAGTACTGATTCAGTGCGTAGATAGTATAGCGTTTTTATTCCTAGTTTATGTGCTTCTTTATGTACTGTACTAATAAATTTAGGAGTATCATTAGGATCAAAACATAAATTTAAAGATATTGCTTGGTCTACATATTTTTGACGAATAGCATTTTGTCTTACTAAATCTAATTGATTAATTTCTTTAAATGTCAAAAATACTTCTTTTTCTTCTTGAGATAAGATATAATCAGGTAATCCTAATACTGAACCTTGATCTTTTAAGATTTGATCCCAAATACTATCAATATTAAATCCTTTAGATTCAAGTAATTGCTCTAGTATTTTATTTTTCTTAATAAATACACCTTTAGCTGTTTTTAAGTTATAAACATTAGCTGGAATTGGTTCAATTGATGGTGAAACACCACCTGAAATATGAGCATTAGATACAGTAGGGGCAATTGCTAAATGGTGAGTATGGCGTAATCCTGTTCCTTTACACCATTCTGGTTCTCCATACAATTCTGCTTGTTCTTTAGAGGCTCTTAAAGCACCTTGCTCAATAAATTCAAACATCATTCTAGTGTAAGTATCAGCAGGAATACCTGTAAATGGTAAGTTTTTAGATTGTAAAAATGTATGCCATCCTAATACTCCTAAACCAATTGCTCTACCTTTAACAGCTGAACGTACAGTATTTTCAAAGAATTTAATGTTTTTAGCACGATCAATAAATTCTTGTAATGCACCTTCTAAAAACCAAGTTGATAGTTCAGGTAAATCCATCCCATTTTCAAACTTATAATCTTTCCACTCATCCCATCTTGCTAAATTCAATGAAGATAAACAACAAATAAATGAATGTAATTCATCTGTGTAAAGTGCAATTTCAGAACAAATGTTCGTCATTGTTACTTTTAAATTATTGTTTTTGTATGGTTGAGGATTAGCATTATTAACATTATCTTCAAACATAATATAAGGTTCACCTGTCTCTAAACGTGTTTTTAGAATTTCACCCCATAATTTTAATGCTTTTGGATCTCTTTCTTCAAGTTTATTCATAAAAACATCATCAATTACAACACATTGATGAAGATTCAAACATTGTCTGTTAACATCACCTTTTGGTCGTCTAATTCCTAAAAATTCTTCAATATCTGGGTGATTGATGTTTAAGTTTACGGAAGCTGCTCCTCTACGTACTGAACCTTGGTTAGTTGCTAAAATAGTTGAATCAAATATCTTAGCCCATGGAACTACACCTTCACTTACTCCATTATCTTTGATTGCTTTACCTCTACCTCTGATTCGAGATAAACCTACACCTACTCCACCACCTTGAGATGATAATCTCATTAGCTCTGAGTTAGAACCAGCAATTCCTTCAATTGAATCTTCTACATCAATTCCAAAACATGAAATAGGCATTCCTCTTTCTGTTCCCATATTTGATAATACAGGAGATGCTAAACATAACCAATTTTTAACCATTGCTTCATAAAAGAAAGGTTGTAAATCTTTACGTTTTAATCTTCTTGCTGATGCTTTACTTACTCTTAAAAATGCTTTAAATGCATCTTCTTCAGGTAAAAGATATCCTTTAGAGATAATATCTAATCCTATTTGATCCATCCATTCAGGGTAATTTTTCCCTTTAGTCCAATTGGTTGTATCTACTTGTATACTCATATGTTTGTTTTAATTTATTTTATAAATCTGACCAATCAGAAGTTGATTTAGCATAATCTGTTACTCTACCTGCAAAGAAATCTTGGTGTGTTTTGCCTGATGTTAAGTGACCGAACCATTCCATTTGTTTTAATAAATTTGGATCAATGTCATTGTAAACCGCGTGATAACCTAATTCAATCATTTTTTCGTTTGCTCTAGCTTTGATGAAGTTTTTCAATTGATCTACATTTAAACCTTCAACTGCTCCCATTTCAAATGCTTTATCAATAAAATTAAATTCTAATTGTACTGATAGATGGCAAGCTTCAGTTACTTTATTTCTTAGTTCATCTGTGTTTAAGTGAGGTTGCTCTTTTAGAAGAGTTCTAAATAACCAACAACCAGCTTGTGAATGAAGTGATTCATCTCTTACAGACCATTCAACAATTTGACCTGTACCTTTCATTAAGTTTCTCAATTGAAAAGACATTAAAATCGCGAATGAAGAGAATAAATTAACACCTTCCGTGAATGCAGAGAATATAGCTAAAGATTGCGCTTTTTCTTCGATAGTATCATTAGGAATTGATAACAAACGTTCAATTTTAGCTGCTGAGGCTTCATCTTCTAAAAATGCAGCAAAATCTTCTAGTCCTAACTCTTCATTTAAACGAGCATATGCTTGAGCATGAATTGCTTCAAATGAACCAAAAGTTGAAGTCATTGCTACAATCTCTGGTTTTGGGAACCATTTTGATACATTTGATGACCAATAATCATTTACGTGTACTTCAGTTTGTGCAAATGATTTTAGGATATTTCCTATTAAATTCTTTTCAGATTCTGTTAGTTTTAATTTCCAATCATTTAAATCGGATGCTAATGGGACTTCATCTGCGAGCCAGTGTGCTCTTTGTTGGTTTAGGTAGAAGTCAAATGCTTCTTGGTATTCAAATGGTTTATAATAGTGTCTTGGTTCAGTTAACATAAATTTTTATTTTTAAAAAACGTGGTCATAAATATTATTCAGTATCATTGCTTAAAGTGAAGTGTTTGAACAAATCACTCATTGCATTTTTCTCATTAGTTGTAATTCCTCCAAATGAAGGTTTCGAATTTTCAGCAGGAGTTTCATCAACTATCTCTCTTTCATCCATAACAATGTGACCTGTTGAAGTATCAATTTCTGCAAAGTATGTCATACCATCCATTCCGTATCTATTTTTCATGATGTGGAAACGTCCAGTACCTTCTGTTTTATCTTTTCTTAAACGTGATTGAGACATACCAAAATCAATCACCATCATTTTATCATAAGATCCAGCTGCTTTATCTCCTTCTACTACCTCATCTTTAGCACCTGAACGATTTACTTGTGATACTGACCAAATAGGTAAATCTAGTTCTTTGGCTAAGCTTTTAGTTCCGTAGTATAAGTCATCAATTTCTTCTTTTCTATCTCTACTACGTTTAGAAGGTGGTTTTAATAAATCAACATAATCAATTAGAATTAAATCAGGTGTAAAACCTAAATCTTTTGTTTTTTGGATATGAGATTTAATAGTAGTTAATGAAGCAATTTTAGGAGCATATTCTTTAATAATAACATTATTATCAAAATCTTTTAATTTATCCTTAACTTCATCTTGATGGTTATGAATTAAATTAACAGGAATACTTGTAAAGAAAGCATCATATCTTTTACCAACATAAGATTCACCTAATTCTAAAGTATAATGTATTACTTTATAACCTAATGAAGCTGCTGTAGCTCCTAATGCAACTAAAGCCCATGATTTACCACCACCAGGTCCTCCAAATATTAATCCAAAATCACCGTTTCCTAATCCTCCTTGTAATAAATCATTAATTAAAGGCCAAGGTGTAGGTACTACTTTTCTACTTTCTTCTCTATATCGATCTTCAATATCTTTAACATACTCATGACCTAAGTTTTTATCAGCTCCTGCTTTTAAGGCATTATCAATTAATAATCTAATATCATCGTAATGTCCGTTTTTTAGTAAATCTACTGAATCTAATAAAGCGTTTTTTAGTAATTGATTTTTACAAAAATTAGAGAATTCTTCTTCAACATATTCTTGATCATCATATTGAGTAGTATAAACTAATTTTAACTGTTCTTTTACAGCAGTTTGTAAAATATCATTATCTATCTTTTTAACTTCAATTTTTAAAGTATCTAAGGTAGGTGTAGTATGATACTTGTCAAAATATTTTAATGTCTCAGTTAAAACCCATTTATGACCAGGATGTTCGAAATGATTATCATCAATAATATCTCTAACATTAAGTAAGAATGCTTTGTTTTTTAATAAAGAATTAATGACTTTTATTTGAAATGAAGGTCCATAATCTTTTAAACTAGCGAATGCAACCATTTATATAACTTTTATTTTTTATGTTTGTAATTTGTAAGATACGAAAAATTATTCTGAATCCAAAATTCTATATTAGGGGATATTTGTCTTTCTAATAAATCTGATTGATGTAATTGTAAAAATCTTGTTTGGTTTAGAGTATAAGGATTTTCTAATAATAAACTTTCTAATACTTCAATATCATAATCAGGGATATTAGGGTTTTCTAATGACATTAATTGTTCATTTATCTCTAGTTGTTTTCTAAATAAATAAACATTACCATAAATTCCATTTTCTTCATGATTGTCATGTCCTTTTTGAATAATTTCCTTTAAAGTTACTTTAGCATCTTCAGCAAGTTCAGGAAATAATTTAAATAATTTTTTAGGACCTAGACCTTTAACTCCAGGTAAATTATCAGAACTATCACCCATTAGTACTTTGTAGTTAATAAAGTTTTGAGGCCATAATCCATATTCATCAAATACCTCTTTAGGACCATAGAATTTTTTCTTAATTGGGGAATACACTTGTACAGTATCACTACACAATTGTAAAAAATCTTGGTCTGCTGACATTATAATTGATGAGTCAAATTTAGGGGCTAAATAACCAATAATATCATCTGCTTCTAATTTATCTCTAGTTATAATGTTGATAGGTAATGTTTTTAAATAATCAATTAGTCTTAACATTTGTTGAGATAATGAAGCAGATTCCTCTTCTAAATTATCAAATGAAGACCAATTTGTTACTCTTTTTAATTTACGATTACCTTTATAATCAGAATATAAATGTTTTCTGTTAGTAGTATTTCCTTCACCATCAAAAACACAAATTACTCTAGTAGGTTGAACTAAATTAACTACATAAGCTAATGATCTTAGAAACCCAATCATACCTCCTACGTGTGTTCCTTGTGTATTTGTACTGTTTATAACAGCAAATGATCTCAGGAAAGTATTCATACTATCCACTAATAAGACCCTACTATTTAAGTGTAGGGTCTCGCTAGTTGAATCTTCTTTTATATTGTTTAAAAGATCTTTATAATTCATAATTAAATTTCTGATGTGTCAATTCCTACAAAATCTGTATTTTCTTCTTCAACGATATCAAAATCATCACTTCCTAAAATACTAGCCCAATTTTTAGAATGTTCTTTTTTATACTTAGCAATTTCATTAGGTGAATTCTTGATAAACCCGTGAGCTGTACTTACAATAGTACCTTTAGCTGTTACTCCTGTTACGTGATTTTTATCACAAGAAATTTTAGTTTTCAACGCAAATTCAATTTCCTTACCATTTTTAGTTGCTTTTACCTTTTGAGTACCAGGACTAGTTACGTTACCAAAAGTAATAATGAATGAAGCATCAAAAAACATACTATCACCGTTTTTATTACGTAATTTAGGCTGAGCCATTGGCATAAGTGCTGGTTCAACCCATACTTTATTTACGCAAAGCATTGTGTTAGTATAAGGTTGTGATTCCTTACGAGACATTACAATTCTTTGGTTAATAAAATTACTAAATTGTTGTGACATTGCACCTGCATTCCACATTGGTGAATTAGTATTCTTATCTATAGACATTTGACAGGGAATAGATCCAATTGAATCCCATAAGAACAATAAATCATAAGGTAAATTACCTTTTTTCTGTTCATCTAATAGATCAGCAATAAAAGCAGCTACATCTTCAATTGATTGAAGTTGTTCTCTATCAGCATAAAGAAAAAATCCTGTATATTCTTTATTACCATCAGCATCAACTGTTTCTCCTAAATCAAATCCCATAGCAGACCAATGTTCCCAGCTATGTTTCATTTCAGTTATAATAATAACTGGTAGTATGTTTGTTTTTTGGGCTTCAATTGCAGCCTCAATCAGTAAGGTTGTTTTACCTGTATTACTATGACCTCTAACTAGAGTAATATGTCCTTTAGGTATTCCGGGCATTTCTAAGGTTTCAGCTACAGGGTCAGAAAATTTAATCCAAGCCTGTGGTTTAAAATTAGAAGCACCTTGTCCTAGATTTTTACCTTTTTTGAACTTATCAAGTGAGAAAGTCCCAGTAACTGCCTTTCCGACTTTGCCGGAAAGGCTTTCTGTTTTTTTACTGGCCATAAATTAATTAGTCTTTAAATAAATCATCAAATTCATCCGCAGTTGGAATTTCCTTTTTAGGAGGGAATGCTTTATTAGCAGTTGGTTTAGAACTTAATGCAAACTTAGGATCATTTGTAGGTTCAAAATCAGTAGCTGGACCATCTACAATACTTTCTTCTTCCTTAGCTTCTTCTTCAGGATTTAACCATTCAGCTAAGAATTGTTTAATTTCTTCAAAAGTATAACGTTTTGAGAATGAAACTGGATCTGGTTGATTTTCCATCCATTTGTTTAAATCATCACTATTATCAGTTAGTGTTGAAGTTTTTAAAGCAGGCATGATACGAGATTTGTTGTATTCAGTTCCTGTAGTTTCAGGTCCTACTGTTTCAACTTTCATATCTCTACCTTCCATAATATCAGTAAAATCTCCGATATCTTCATCAGCAGCTAATGATAGTAATGATTGATAAATTTCTTTACCAAATTCCCACAAACGTACTCCTTTATCTTCTTCACCTCTAACGATAACAGGAGCAAAAACTCTCATTTTTGGTTCAAGTTTTTTAGCTAGTTTCCAGTTTTCAGGTTCTTTAGTTTTGCGAAGTTCTTTTGCAAATTCGATAATTGGATCTTTTTCACCGAAGTTTGAAGGTGAAATAATAGTTCTTTTTCCAATCCCATAATGGAAATATAATTCTCTAAATGGATTTTCGGGATTGTACTTTGAAGGAACAAACCTTACTAAGGCTTTTCCAACAGTTGGTTTCCAAAAGCTTAATGCTTTTTCGTTAGATTTTTGCCCACCTCCTTTAGGTGCAGATAGGGCGTTCAGCTTGCTTTGAATCAAGTCTAAATTCATAACTTTTTTATTTAAATGTTAAAACTAATTTATGTGATCGTAAATATAATAAAGATATCTCAGACAGCCAAATATTTTTATAAAGTAATTATCTTTGTGGGGTTTCAAAACCATATCCATCAGCTAAAGCTAGAATATCTTTTACTACATCATCTGTTAAAGCTTCTCCTAAATTATCAGCGATTTTAGTAGCAAGAGCTTGTGATTTTGGATAATTATTAAAATATCTAATTAAAGTATCTCTGCTACTCATTTCACCTTCTAATAATTGTTGTTTTGCTTTCTTTAAATTAAAATTTTCCATATTTTTATAAAGTAATAATTTTATATATTTTAGTATCTAATTTTCTTAATTCACCTGCGTGTGTTAATAATATGCAGTTCTTATAATCATTCCAATTTACCATATAAGAAGTATTCAATACACCACCATTTAATGATTTAATTAAATCATTTAAAGCATTTATGGTATAAAGTGTATTTGATTCCTTTTTTCTATGCAATAAAATTGTATTAGGTAATAATCCATCAACTAAATTATTATGATCTATATTATAAGTACAGACATATTCCTCTGTTGAAGCAATGTACAACACAAATATTTTATTAAATAATACTGCGTATTTAGTTCTTATATTAGATAAAGTAAATTCCAAGTCATCTTTACTTGAAAACGTACAAAATAGTTTATTCATATCTTTTAAATCTGGGTGAGTGACATCAATGTCATACTGGAAATAAATATATGAAGAATTTATAGTCTGTGTATTAATCATAACTTTTGTTTATATTTTATTTAAATTATTGTAATTGATTCCATAACTTGCATTTACTTTGAATCCAAAGCTATTTTCTAATAGATTTTTTATCTCTTTTAATATCTCCTTTCCATCATCTTTACTATAATCTATTAAAATTGAATCATACGTGTATAGTATAATATTACTTTTTTTACCTTCCAAATATTTTAATATTTTTTTTATCGAATTTACGTTATAAAAAGTTTCTCCTGATTGTATAATATAATTTAATAGTTTTTGAGGAGTTGGATTCTCAATATTAAATAATTTTCTCCCACCTATTAACTCTATATATCCCAGAGAATTATAATCTTGATATATCTTATCAGTATATTGTTTTACTTTAGCAAAAAACGGTATGTCTTTGTATTGTTCAAAAACACCTCCATATAGTTGTTTAAATGTTAATTCTTTAGAGGCTTGATATTGTTCCTCTGTTAATTCTTCTGTTTTAAAATACATTTTTCCTAAATGAGTGTGAACCGAGGCCTCATCAAACTCGTATCCAATTAATTTTGCTAAAATACGTGGGTGATACGAATCGTAATCAAACTCAAATAAATAATCATTTTGAGGTACAATAGCGGTTCGGGAACCGTTATTTTTATTTAAAGCCGCAAAATTAATTCCATTGAATGAATTTGAAGGTCTTGAGGTAAAATTATTCAAATTAAATTGAGTGTAAATTCTATCATCTTTTATATTGAATTTAGGATTATTTACATTAAAACTCTCGTTAAAAACAGGCATATTTAACATTATACCTTGTTTTTCGATGCGATAGAACACTTTGATATAATCCTCGTTATAATACGAGATTTCATGTTGTTTTTCAATCCATTGTTGTACTACATTATAAATTTTTTCTTGAGTCTCATAATGTTTACAAATAGGGATAATTGAGTTTAAATAAGGTTTATCCCCATAAAGCCTTTCAAAATGAGTGTGAATACTTGTTTGACATTCCTGTATATACGGAGTGGTTTGGGTGGTGTGTAGTGAAAGCAAATTTATATCTTGTACTTTATTTTGTAAAAATTCTTCCCCTATTAAATGTGATGTTGTTTTTTTATCTAAAACGTAAATTAATTCGTGTTTTAAAAGAAATTCTTTTACTTTATCTAAAGCAAGGTAAAATCCTTCACTATGGTTGATTGTAAAGATTAATCCTTTACCATATTTAGGTTTATAGTAAATTAAAGATACTTCTGTTAGTATAGGGTGATAGTTTGATGATAGTGGAATGACATTAATGTAGCAACTCTCTTGGATATGGAGTTGTGATAATTGATCTTGAGTCTCTACTATATAAAACATTTGTTATAACCTTTATTTGTTTAAATATAAAAAGGCTCCTTTAAGGAGCCTAGTACTTTTATATAAATTGATTTATAATTCGCTTTCAGGAACAAATTCAAAATCTTCACCCTCTACAAACCCAGAAATTTCCCCAGAGTCCCAAGTAAATATCCAAGTTCCGTTTGGTAATTTACTAGCATAAATTATTCCACCTTCATCATAATATCCTTGATCAACTTTAGAATATTTGGGAATATCAATACTCCAAAATGAAGCTTTAGTAAAATTTTCAGATTCAGGATCATTAGGATCTAAATATTCTTCATCATGTTGAGTTAATATTTCATCAGGATTAGCAGGAGAAGGTTTAAAAACTATATCTACACCATGATTGTTATCATAATCCCATTTATCAAAATTTTGTTCTTCTTTTAGTAATTTTCCTTCAGCAAGGTATTTTTTGAAATCAAAGTTTTCCATTTTTTATTTTAATATTTTACATTTGTATAAAATCAATTTCTGGGATGTTGATATAAAGTTCAGTTCCATCTTTTGTATATCCTAGAATTGCAGTATCATTATTTCCTTTTAATTCTGAAGGATATACTGTAAATAAACCTTTTTTAGTAGATACTTGGAAAGTTTTACCCCCTGTTTGTATATAAACATCATTGGCGGTTTTAGTATCAGCATTAACTTTAAAACGTTTAGATTCGTTAATATTTGTTTCTTCTTTCAGTAGTTTTCCTTCAGCAAGGAATTTTTTTAAATTAAATGTGTTTTCCATTTTTATTTTTATTTTTTATTTTTTTAATTCTGCAGAAAATTTTCTAGCTAATCTACCAGCACCATCTTTAACTTTTTTAATAGCCTCTTCTTCAGAAGTTGCTTTCACAGTTTCATCATAATCTATATCATCACCTCTTTTATCTATTATATAGTAAGTAACTATATATGTTTTTTCCTCGGTAGATTCTGCCAGGATATCTTGTAAGATATCATTTAATTTAATGTTACTCATATTTTAATTTTTTATTCTTGATTGTATTCTTTAATTATTAAAATACAACCAAAAATTATAATTCCAACTATAAGACCGTAGCCCATTTCCTTAATAAACTGTTTTATAATAAATATACGAAAAATATTTTACCTAGCAAACTGAGTTAGATTGCTTAGATATTGTTTTATACCTATAAAATTCTTTTCTGCTTGATTTAATATTTTTTCATTAGTATCAATTATGCCAGGTCTTACTTTAATTCCGTTTACTAATTCATCGTGTAAAGGGCCTGAAATTTGCCATTGGATGGAAATTGCTCTCCAAACTGAGAAGTTAACATCTCCTCGTTGTTTAGTTAAGTTATCAAAAGTGGTTTTATCTATTTCCATTATTTTAAATTGAGTACCACCTTTTTGCCTTGCAATGTATCTTGTAATTCTACCTATTCTATAGTCTGCTTCTGTAGGAGAAGGAGTAAATGGGGTAGGATCTATTAAATTAACATCTATACTAGAATTTAATCTTTTATAATTTTCAACTGCAGGATTACCAAAATCAAAACTAGCTATTGGAGGAGTCTCAGTTAAAGGAGTTGAAGATCCTTTACTAGGATCAATTCCTGTAAATGATTTACCATCAAAAGTAGTATAATAGGGACCAGTATAATCTTTACCACTAGGAGTTACAAACTGACCTGGGTTAGCTGTTTGGTTTGTTCTTATACGTGATTTAGGGAAATATTTCATATTTTATTAAGAAAGAATAAATTTTTCAATAGCAGCTTTATCAATTACTTTTTTACCATTTAAGAATCTATTACTAAATACGGCTATACCACGGTTTTGTTCAGCTACTGTAGCAGCATATGTAGCACTTTTTTCGCTACCTATAATAAAGTTTTGTGGTTTATTTCTAGCAAGTGGATAAAAAGTAGCAATATATAAATCAACAGCTGAAGCAGGTTTTCCACTAGAAAAACCTAAAGATTTAAAATAGATTTCAACTAAATCTAATTGAGTTAAACCATCCATATTTTGAATTGCTGATAAGCTATAAGTTTTTCCTTTTATAGTTTTAGTAGATCCTCTACTTACATCAGGACAAAATTGGATTAATCCTACACACCCTATACTATTTCTAATAGATGGAGAGAAAGTTCTTGCTGATTCTTTATATATTACTGTTACTAAAGCATCTTCAGTTACCCCAATATTTGCAGCTACTTGTTTTAATTTATTTTTAAATCCAGGATATGTTGCTTCGGCTTTATTGTAAGCAGCTTGTTTACTTGCATTAGAAGTTTGAGAGCCACTATTTCCTACATTTTGGAAATCTGATAGGGATTTTTGTTTATCTTTAGCCGCTTTAATTGCTGCTTTTTCTTCTTCAGTTAATGGTTCAAATCTAATATTAAGAGTTTGTCCTGTTAACTTAGTTGTCCATTTATTATTACTAAAATCTTGTTCAATTGTATGTAAAATAAAAGCAATCTTTTGTTTTCCTTTATCAGAACCTGATTGAATTAAATAAGATGAAGGTAATGAATCTGAAGGTATAGTAAAGGCTGAGTGAGGTATTATTCCACTTAATCCATCCATTTCTAAACTAAAATCTAATGGTAATATAACTCCAGCGTTAAAAGCATTATCGTCTCCTGATTTTAGAGGATCAGAAAATACTTCTCTAAATGAATTTAGACATGAGTCTATTTTATCTGTAGTAAGTTTTTTTATACTTGCCATAAATTATTTTTTAATAGAAAGCTCCAAGAGGTATTCCAGTTTGTCTTTGAGCTAAAGATGTCCATTTTTCCTCAATTTCTGTATCTTGAATAAGATTTGGAGATTCATATTTAATTTCAGAAAATATACTTTTTCCTAAAAATAAATTATGAACCCAAATAGCTTGTGTTTCACTTGGAATTATAATATTACCTTGGTCATTTCTTTCTACACTTAATTCTTTAATTAGATCTTCAGGAGATAATCTTTCAATTCTAGCTATAGATAAATTATATACTCTAGTTAATTCATTAATCTCACCTTCATTTGGTAACCCACTAGCAAGTGTTATCATTTCGTTATAAGTATCAGTTATTCGTTTTAATAAAGCTTCTTTTATTAAAACATCTGATGCTTGACTACCACTTTCGGCCTGTTTTAACACAGTATTAGCTTCTTCGGTTGCTAAGGCATTAGCACCTCCAGTTCCATCATATATATTTTTTATAAAATCTCTTAATTCTATATATCTTTGAGTAATATTATCATTAGTACTAGCATTTTTGTTTAAATCATTTGCTGAATCTACTCTAACTGTACCTAATCTATTATATAGACCTTTATTTAAGTGAGAAAAGGCTAATGCATTTTCTGCCCCTTGCACTCCATAAGGTTGGGCTTGAGCCGCTACTACAATCATAGCAGCAGTATTAGGAGCTATTTTAGAAGTATAACTAAAATTATATACTATACTCTTTTTACCTAAAATAGGTATTTCTGTATAATCAGGAATAGATTGACCAGGACCAGGTCCTACTGTTCTTCTATCATCTAATATTCTAATACAGCTAGTATCATCATCTGGAACTATTCTAAATTCATTATAGCCACCTGTAGCTTTAGAAATTCCATCTAGTATATCTTTAACTAAATCTACAAAGTAAACATCTCCTTTAGTGTTAGTAGCTCTCCATTTTTTCATTAAACTTGCTACATAATTTATGTTTACTAAAGTATACATAAATTTTCCTCCTAAGTCTGCATCTCCAATTCCAGGAGCATTAATATTATCTCCGTAAAAAGTAAAAGTATTCTTAAAATTATCAAAATAGTTAGAAGTTATTCCAAAAGGTAATTGTTGAGATCCTATTAAACATATTGTAGGATCTAAAGAACAATGTCCAGGAAATGTATAACATCTATTAGTTTCAGGGTTTACATCTATGTAATTGTAGGGTTTTTGATTAGTTGAGTCTGTATCATTTTCACCTCGTTCATATATCATTCCTAATTTATTTATTAGTAATAATAAATGTCCTAATGTGATATAAACTTGTTCTAGTCCTGGTTTTGTATCATCATTATCACTACTTAAACCTGCTCCATCAATTTCATATCCTGCAACAAGTCTAGCAAAAAATTTCATAGGATCAATTTCAGGAACTATAGAATCTATATTACCAGTATGAGATTCATTCATACCAGGAGTATTAATTAAACGAAAATTATAGCCTTTTCTTATTAATTCAGAGTTTTGTGACCAATTAGATATACTTATGTTATCTACACTGAATATATTATCTAGTAATTCTTTATAAGTTTTATCAAAATCTACTAATGAACCTTTTACATTATCTTGATTGATTACATTATTTTGATATATGTCAAATAATGCGTTATTTAATAATGATAAATTTTTGTCTGCTACTACAGGATATATTGAACCTGTATTATTTGAACCTGTAATATTAGATTGAAATTCACCTGATAGGTTTACTTTTAATGATTCTAAAATATCACCTGCTCCTACTAATTGTACTTGACAGTTAAATCTTCCATTTCCATCTAGACTATAAGTAAAATTTTTAACAGTTCCCCAAGAAGCATCATAATTTCCACTATATTTTTTTCTTTGGGCTGCTATTTTTTCCATTAAATCTTCTTTGGTATGGATACCATAGAAAGGAAGTGGTAAAGGATTTGATTTTATAATTTCAGTGTCATTATCAATATAGTAAGTATGACCCCATTCAACTAAAACTCCAAATCCTAGTTTCATATAAAGAGCTTCCATTATATTTAATTGCTCTATATTGTGGCATACAAAATCAAAAGTAGTTTCTTTTAAAGTACCTAATTTACCTCCAGTTTTTATTGAAATGTTAGTTAAACCAGGCATAGGAACTAAACCAAAATCAGTTCCTCCTATACCATAAGC